TTAGTTCGTCATCTAAAGTAACACTAGCTGGTGGTTGAACACTAAAAGGATTTGGTAAAGTTGTATCTGGTATAGTAGCGGGTGCAACTTGAGTACCGAAAGCGTAGTATGAGTCTTGATGCTCGCTAAGTTGTAAAGTGACTGTATGATCTGTGTTTATAGTCATTCCTTGAATACGGAAAGGTTTAGCCGAGAAAGATGGCGTGGCGTGAGTAATATTAACGATATCCCCGATAGCTAAATCTAAGGCAGTTCCGTCACATTTTAAAGACACATCAAGGCTTGATCTTGACCTACGCAGTATAATCTCTGCAAGTTCTTGGGCCTGATGCTGATTTACGATCATCGGAAAATCAAATTTAGACTCAAGTAATATCCCACCATCTGCCGCTTTCATAACGCTGTGTGTATCTGCACTGGCAAGTCCTGTTTCATCTACTGGTGGAAACTGGGCCGTATCTGATTGATAAGATTTATTTGGATTTGTAAAATTTACAATAACACGATTAAAACGAGAGTTTTTGTTTTTACTAGCCACATTTATGCCACCTATTATATTATCCTCTGTTAATGTGATACTAGCACTACCAGTTGTTTCAACTAATACTTTGTATTTTCCAGCAGTAAAATTTAGATATGATCGAGTGCCTTTTACAAAATCTGAAACTAGATCAATAGCTTTTCTTGATGTATCTACGACTGGGTGGCTATCTAATAAATCAATCTGACTTGCACCACTAAAAGGTGTTATGTTTGCATCTACTACATCGCCAGCCGTTTGCCAGTCTGCAAAGTTACTGTCAAAATAACTATCTGCGATACCCATACCAAATCTTTCGTTTCTTAAATAATCTAACATTTGGTAAATGCCGTTATCTGAATACTCCCAAGTTGTGCTATCGTTTTGTCTGTGTGAACCACTGCCACCCGTTTTTGTGCCGTCAAGATTTGGATTGTAAACTTTTCTACCTTTAACTATTGCAGTAACATTTGGTAAAGAACCAAAAGCATCTGAGTTCCATTTGAATTTAAGTGCTATGTACGCAAGCCCACGCAGACGATGGTTTGACGTCCATGAGGACAATTCTGATAACAAAGTTGATGCTGATTGCGAATCAGTTCCGTAGTGTGGTTCAACAGTAATTAAACTTTCAGCACTAGAATCAGCGTCAGGTGCTTTAAAATAATTTGCGTCAGAACTAGCAACAGTTCTTTGAGTGTTGTCTGATAAGTCTCCACTGAAAGTAACCTCATTGTCATTAACCAGTATTTTAGTTATGTCATCTATCTCGCCCTCTGAAACTATTATTGCCATATACAAAAATTCGTTGTCAGTTCCAGAAGTCTCTACAAAGACCACATTTCCGCCTACTTGTCTTGTTCCGTAAACTATTGGTATATGTGCATTTGCACTGATTTTATTTACTAATACACCTCTTGCATTCAAGTCTGGCTGGTTTCCTCCAAAATCAGGTATCTCAGGAATAGGATTTATCCAGCTAATTACATCTACAACAAGATCAACAACAAAATCTACAACGTCTGTTACTGTATCAACTATATCCTCTATAATTCCACCCGGGTCACACATCTGAGTACCTCCATAATCCGCCTAATTTTTCAAAGCCATATCTATCTAGTAATTTATCTGCCATCAATCTAGTTGATATTGTTAAATGAATATGTCTTCCTTTTGCCTGATTTTTAATTATATCCATAGTTTGATTAAATAATTTAAATGATCGATATTCTTTTAATATATAAATTACTTGAACTGATAGTAACTGTTCTTTAGACCAAAGATATTCGTTAAATACAAAAATTGTTATTCCAACTATTTTATTTTTATCTAAATCTTTGATTAAAATTATTTTTCCTTTTTGTAAAAACATCATCAAAGTTTGTTTCATCTTTGCTCTGTGTATGTGAGGATAATCTAATGCTGGGGCCTCTTTTTCAAACTCATTTAATATTTCAAATATTTCGTCCATGTTTTTGTTTGATGCCTCGTAAAAATGAAAACTAGACATTAATCTCTACCCCATTTTATATCTCTCACAGTCAAAGCGGCAAACTCCATACCTTTATCTCCACTAAAAAATCTTTGTTGCGAATTGTCTGTTGTAACTCTACCACTTGTTTTTTCAAAGTTTCCCCAATGTGAAGTTAAATTTAAAACTAAATTAGCAGTGCTTGTAGTATCAGATATTCTGTATTCATCGATTGTTCCAAAAAATAATAAAAAAGGGTCAGCAATAAGAGCATTGTTTGCATCTAAAAAACCTCTGTAAATATAAACCTCTTTGTTAATAATGTTTTCTGATAAAGCTATTGATATATATGTTTGATCGACTCCAGAAAGTGTAAGCTGTAAACTATTTTTTGTTGGTTTGTTTGTTTCATTGATACCAGTAATATTTTTTAAATGTCCGTTTGTAAGATAAGTTCTTGATGAACCCGATACACTTGATGTTATATCAAAAGGTGCGTTAGTTAAATAGACTGGTGTACCAAATTCTATTTCGACTAATAATACTGGGTCAATGACCCCTGTTGCTAGTTCTGTTTTTATGGAACTGGTTAATCCTCTTGCCATTATAAACTCTCAATAACATCAAACTCAAAATTAAAAAGTAAGTTACCATCTTTATCATTTGCTCTTGTTTCAAACTCTTGCATATCACTATTTAAATGAACTGTTGCTGGCACAGATTTATAAGTTACTGAACTGTTATCAGCTAATGCAGTTCTAAGTGGTGGTTCTATGGTAACAGTTGCGGCGTTACTTGAAGATGTAACATCTGCAACCACCATATATAATTTATCATGTGCAAATTTGATTAGGTCTCCCGCTTTAAGACGACCAGCACCATCGCCAGCAAAAGCATCAATATTTATAGTTGTATCTCCAGCAGAGTGAGAACCATTTACTAATAAAGTTCCTGTTTCGTTACCTTGACTATCAAAAGTAGTCGGTAAAGTTATTGTAAAATTTTCCTTACGACTTCTTTGTTTTATTATAAAAGCCATTATTGGGGCAAAGTCTGATCTAGTCATAGTAGGATATGATAAGGTAAAACTAAATCTTTGGCCTTGAACTTGTCTCCTAAATGTTTTGCCACTATCAGTTTCACTAAATAAAGTTTTTTGATTTGATTTAAAATTAATTGCGTTGAACGCTGTATCAGGTAAAGAACCACTCATATCAATGCCGCCTTACCTTTTTCATTAACAGCACTGTTAATCATATTTACAATAACACCTCTGCTATTAACTAATAACTCATTAAAACCTCTTGCATCAACAGTATTTATATTAAAGTTTACTGTTACTGGTTTTGACATACCAAGTTGATTGTTCGGTACTATTGTTCCAGCTTGGTCAGGTACAAACAACTCTGGCCCTTTTTCTCCTACTATTGATGGCTGGCCCATAGGTGGTCGTCCACCTTTTTCAAAACCTTTTATTTTATTTACCATACCCATACCAAAAGCTATTGCACCTCCAACAGCCGCAATATTAAATGGGAAAGGAATAGATGCAAAAGTTCTTAATGCACCCTCATAAACACTAATTAACGCTTTTTTTATTGCGTCCATTTTAAACATAGCCATAGCTTTATTGACTGCGGCTTGAACTGCTTTTCCTATTAATGCCTCAATGATTGCTCTTTTAACTACATCAGCAAACTTTTTCATATTAAGTTCGCCTGTAACTACAAAATCAGTCAATGTTTGTTTTAATGAATCAAATGCAGTTTTTCCAGCTTTAACAAATCCATCTATAGTATCTTTGTTCATAGCCTCCATAAAACCCTCTTTAAATTTACCAAAACTTTCTGTTAGAAAACCTACTGATTCTGCTTGATCATCTAGTCCAAATGTAATTTCTTGCAAAGGAACTGACATCAATGCCTCTCTTATGCTTTCAATCATTCCCTCTAATCTTACAAATTCAGCACTATTCTCTCCAACCTCAATTTGCATTTTTTTCAAAGCATCTATTGTTCTATGAGCCTCATCTTGCATTCTTCTAAATTTACTATGTGCAGTAAAATCTTTTTCATCAAGTAATCCTATTTGTTCGTTTAGTAGTTCAACTTCAGACGCAAAATCCTCTATTGTTTTAGGTTTTTCAAATTTTGCTAATAGTTTGTCTAAAGCCCCTGTGTAGTCTGCTAAAAGAACAGCACCAGCGGCTATCAAACCAGCAAGGTTTTTCATAGATTTTTTATTAAACGCCATCATAGCGACACCAGCTTTTTTAATTGCAACTGTTAATCCTATGAATGCTTTTGTCATACCAAAGACAATAGTAGCTAAAGCAACTTTTTTAATAAGTTCCATGTTTTCGTGCATAAATCTAAAAGCATCTGCCGCAAAAGTGACAGCATTTGCTAAACCTTTACCAACAGATTCTGCTATATCTAAAATCAACCCCTCGTTAGCGGCTAACGCCTCATCTAATGCACCAAACTCTTTTTTAAGTGCAACAAAAAATTGTTCTGCAACTGTTTTTTGAAAATTAAAGAACTTATCTCCTATCATTGATAAAGTTCCCTCTAAAGTATTTGCAAGATCATCAGTAGCACCAGCAAACTCTCCATCTTTACCAAATACTCTAAACAAAGCCTCTCTTGTTTGTTCAACTGAAACTGTTGCACCAGCACTAAATCCTAACATGGATTTGACACCTTTTTCTCTAAATAAATCAGCACTTGAAATACCAGCAGATAATGACCTTTGTATTTGCTCTGCCGTTGTTCTAAAATCTAATCCTGTAACTGCCGCTACGTTACCAGTAAGTTCTAATACTTTTGAAAGTTCGTTTGCATCTTTACTAACAACAGCAAGAACACCAGCACCCGATTGAATTTCTCCAAGAGAGAAAGGTACTTTACTAGCAAACTTAGCCATAGCGTCAAAGGCTCTTGAACCCTCTTCAACACTTCCAAATAAAAATTTTAATCTAACTTGAAGTGATTCGACTGATTTACCTACATCAACAAAACCTTTTATAGCAACACCAGCACCTAAACCAATTAGTGCATTTTTTAAATTTAATACTGAACTTTTTACACCATCAACCCCTTTAGTTGCGGATTGCATCGCTTGTCTTGTTTTGTCTTTTGCGACTAGATCAATATTTACTTTTTTTGTTGCCATCTATTTTTTCATTCTTGCAATACGTTCTTGCCTTTCTTTTTCTTCTCTTTGAAGATCGAAATATGCAAGCCACATATTAAACTCATCAACTGGCATTTGCAAGATTTCAGATGCAGTCTTACTTAGTTTTTCAGCTAAGGCAAATATATTGTGTAGTTCTGGATTATTTTTTAGTTTTTTTTAGTGTCGTTTATATCCACATTTTGAGTTCCCATAATTTTACTGGCGACATCAGCTATTATATTTGTATCTGCTTTTGTTTTAAAACTAAGAATGTGAGTAGCGTTAAACATTTTTTCTCCGTCTTTGTTACACGCTTTTTCTATTATGACATCAATTAAAACATTAAGATCAGTATTAGTAGCACCTTTAAATATCTTTGCCTTTTCCATCATGTTGAAAGGTTTGCAATAAATTGCTTTATCGCCAACTAATCCCCACTCAGGAACTTCAATAGTTTGTGTCTCTAATCCAGTAAAATGATCTCGTATTCCGTCAAAGTAATCAGGTTTTTTATCGTCTGGCATAAATTAAATTATACTGTTCCGATAGTTAAGCCGCCTGTACCTTGTAAAGAAACTGTTCTAGTTGTTACTCCGTCTAAAGTAACACCAACACTCATTCCAGTAACGATTCCTGTTCCTGATAGTTTTTGCTCTCCAGAACCCGAACCCTCTGGCATGAACTCAAAACTTAAACTAGAACCTTGTACTAGATTACCTTGAGCAGTATCGTCATCGTCAAAATTCATATCAATAGAGGCTGTAAATGTACCTCTACCAACTACAAATGATTTCATTGATGAACCTAATGCTGTGTCCTCTACGACATCGTGAGTCGTATCAACAGTAAATCCAGTTGCTTGACCTATGCTAGTGCCACCAACATGAACCACTGCGTCCTTACCATGATGAGTTGCCATAATTTATTACTCCTTTATTTTCTTTAACTCTTTTATAACTTTTTGTGTTTCTTTTTCAACTGATATTTTTTTATTTTTGCCCTCAACAGTAAAACCTCGTTTCTCGTAATACTCTTGAAAGTCAGGCGAGATTTTTACTTTGGTGTCTCCTTTAACCATTACTATATCCATAGCCATTATGCAGTCCCCCTTGTAAATTCATACATTACACGCACAGTTATTCTAACCCCACCATAAGGATAAATTGTACCCTCATCTGACGATGCCTCAATAATTTGTGTATCCAACGCATTTCCATTTCTTGTTATATCATTATCAAGTGTTTCTTCAACTACTTCAATAATCTGGTTTCTAACAGTATCAATATTGGAGTCTGTACCTTTGCCAAATGCAACTACAAGAAAATCTATTGTTCCCATATATTTACCTGAGCCTGTTGCACCCATAGCAGAGGGTTCTCTAGTTTCGTCTCCAGCTTGAATAAAAGCGGCTGGAAACTGTGCATCTGATAATTCTTCAACCTCAAAAGGTTCTCTTGTTAATTTTTTAAACTCAATCGGGCTAGTTACAGCATCAAGTTTTGTAATTATGTCGTTTGCTATATTTTCTCGTTTACTCATAATCCTAACTTACTAAAATAAAATTTACTAAACTCTTCTTGTATTTTATTTTCTTCTTTATTTCCAATAGCAAAAAAAGGTCTTTTAACTTTTTTCTTACCAACGCCAAAGGTATCATGGAAACTAGCTATTTTTTCTCTTTCTTTATTTGCAAAAAATAATGTGCTTTTAAAAGCACCAGTTCTAAAATCTAAACTTCTAAACATTTTACCCGAATCAGTTAAATCTACAAAACCTACTTGTCTGCCTCTTTTTCGTCTGTTTACTTTTGTTGATTTAGCATAGGCTTTCATATTACCACCATCAGGTAATTTTCCAGCTTGTGTTCTTTTAGTTATCATTAATATAGCCATGTTTGAGACTCTGCTTAATGCAGAATTAATAGCTGATTTTTGTTTTTGTCTTAATGATGTTAAAAAATTTTTTACTTCAATGGTATTGATATTTACCTTTATGTCGGCAACCATTATCTAACTAATCGTAAATTGTGTAGAGGCTCTTTCTCACTATCAGATACAGTCCCCCCGCCGTCCTCATCATATTCGACCCCGTCCCTTAAAATTGCTTGGAACTCTTCATCGTATCTGTCCCTATAAAAATCTATTTGAACTTGAAATGAGTCTTTTCCCTCGCCTGTGTCTGGGTCTCTCCATTTAGTAAGTTGAGGATAAATGTATTTCCATAGTGCTAAATATACAACAGATTGAGTCCATTGTGAGTTAGTGAGTTTGCTGTTGGTCATTTCAACAGATGTAACTTTTGTTATGTCTTTGTATCTTACTTGGTGTCTATATCTTTCCCACCATTCCTCTCTAATACGTCTGAGAACATCATTTTCGGCAAATTGTAATTGATCTCCAAAGTCTGAAATACCAAACCCTAGTATGTCAGGCTGTATCTTTTGCAAATTAGTATTTGCAACTGCAAACTCTGAGGTTGCCATTATTTTTTACTTTTCTTTTTTTTCGTAACTTTCTTAATAACTTTTTTTACCGCTTTGACTGGTTTTTCAGTCTTAGCTTTTACAGCTTTGCCATCATGTAAACTCCAACCACGCTGTGTCCAAATGTTCACATTGTTTTCGTAATCTACTTTTTTTCTTTCAATGATAGAGCCGTTTTTATCATTAATAAGTTTTACAGTTTCAATAGTCATAATTTTTTATATCAGATAAGGGGTGGGTGTACCACCCCTTAATTGTTTTGTTTATTAAGCCGCTAAAGTGTCAGCAGTTATTTTAACTCCATAAGAATCATGAAGTTCGCCAACGCCAAACACCGCCGTAGCTACAATCTCATCTGCTCTTAAACTTGCATCACGCTGAGACTCAATTTTTAAGTCTTGCATCATAGCTAGTCCTAAAGCGTCTTGTGAGAACACGCCACCGACAGAGTCATCTGAACCATCTACTGCTATGTTTGAACTTTCAAAGATTTGTATTCCAGCAACATTGCCGACAAATCCAGTTCTCATAGCCTCATTAGATAGGTCTGTGTCTCTACCAACAAAAGTATTAGTCAAAGATTTTTTGACATTAAAAATTTGTTTAGGGTGGAACACGCCGTAGTATGGGCCGGGTGCTTTATTAGTTTTTAGTTCTGCCGCACATTCAAATAAATCTTGAACAGTTACCTCAGAACCAGCACCGGGGCCTTTTTCTGTTGAGAACCCAGAAAACAAAGCCGCCAAATCAGTATCAATTTTAGTTGCAATCGCCTCGCCGAATAGTCTGCCGATGTCAGCCGCAACATTTCTTGATGCTGAATTTCTTGCTAGGTCTGTTAATGTTGTCATAATACCAATCTCTGCCGCTGTTATAGTAACAGATGTTGGGTTTACCGCTGTGTTAGAAAGATCAGTTGCCTCATTCACTGCCGCCGCTGATACGTTTGCATAAATCGGAACTTCAACCGACTTACCACCACCAGCAATAGTGTAGTTTCTGACAAGACCTCTCATAATGCTTTGCTCTTGTGCTACAAACAAAGCCTCTGCTACGATCTCAGTATATAGTTCTGATATCGTGCTACTTGTCGTTTCATTAGCCATTTTTACTCCTTAATGGTTATTTATTGTTAAGAACAATCTTAGTGGGTTGAGAATCTCTCTGCTTTCTATACTCAGCATACCTCTTCTTGTCCGCTGGATTATTCATATTTAAATCACTCAGATTGAAAGGTTTACTGAGTTCTGACCTATCCACATTTGACACTGAGCCACTGCCACTCGGTGAGGCAGAAACAAAGTGCGGGTTCTGTGTTAAAAACTCATTAACTAACTCGTCAGTAGTTAAAAGTTCTCCCTTACTGTTATATCTAGCTATACCATTTTTATCTAGAATTTCAACATTTCCTGATTCGTTTAAATTAATATTTCCTTTTAATAATTCAACAACTTGGTCAGGATTGATAGCTTTATTTCTTGATGCAGATGACAATAATGCTTTATTAACTTTAATGTCTCTTAGTTCAGATTGTAAGCTATTAATTCTTTTTGAAGACTCATCTGATTTTTCTTTTAAGATTTTTTCAAACTCTCCTTTTTGAATTTTAGATTTTTCCTCTGCCTCTTTCTGTAATTTAACAGCATTGATTGCAGTATCTAAATCATCAACACCTAATTTACTGTAAGTAGATGCTCTGTCTTTAGCTAATCTTGCTTTGACTATTTCGTTTACTTGTTCCTCAGAAAATTTTTTTTCTGGGGTTTGTTCTTTTGGTTGTTCAGTTTGGGTTGTTTCATTAGAAACATTTGGTTCAGTAGTTTGTTCTACTTTTGGTTGTTCATCGGCCATTTATATCTCCTTATATGTTCCAATCAGGATTTGTTGGAATCCAAGTGTGCCGACAACGATAACCCCCTCTAACTATAAAAGGGTCTCCAGAACTTTTGCCAGCCCATGACCTTGAGTTCCAAATATCCCGAATTTCTTTTTCGGTTAAAGTTTTGTTTACCATATCTCTACAAAAAGGTCTAGAGTCTCGCACTAAAGTTCCTGTATAACTAAAATGATTTAATCCACTGTCTTTTGCTTTTTTAACTGTAAACTGACCATGAAACTGCATTACTGAGTCATGTGCTATCTGACCAGCATATTTTCTTAGATTTTCTCCAGCCCTATCAGCGGCGTACTGTGTTCTAAGTTTTGTTATGCTTTCTTCAACCTTAGATTTTAGACTTGGGTTGTATTTATTTTCATTAATATAATCTACTAACTCGTTGATTTCTCTTTGGTTTGACTTTTGATAAACTCCGTTAATATGTGATCTAATATTCTTTTCTACATCAGCAAAAGGTCTGCCAGCTATTGCACTCTGATAAACCTCGTCATTAATCACTTTTAAAAATCTTTCTGCAATATCTTCAAAACCACTAAATGATTGATATTTGAGTGCATTAATAGTTTGTAAATCAACTTGTGTTAAATTCCTGAAATTTGCGGGTATAGGCATTTTGCCAAACGTATCTAAAACCTCTTTTGCTATTTTGTTGTAATCTTCATTAATTAATAAATCAGCCTCATTCAAAAAAGTATTTTCCATAGCTTGTCTTAATTGTGGCTGTAACTGTATAGCTAATCTTGTTGATATTAACTCTCCACCAGTTGATTTTCTTACAGAATTTATGACATCGTCCTCTAAAGTGTAAAGAACATTTACAAGTCTTTCTTCGTGTTGATCTGCAAGTTTATCTAATATTTTTGACATTCGTTATAATGGGAAATTTTTTTTCCATGCACGAATCGACCAAAATGCTGGCGACAAAGATTTTTGCCCTTTTACTTGTCTTAAAACCCCGCCCATTCTCGCAAGAAACGACCTCTGGCGTGCTGGTATATTTTTTTTTATAGACATCGTAGGGTCGCCGAATCTTACTTTTTTTACATTTTTAGTTTTACGATCTCTTACATAAACAGCAAACTTTTTACTTTGACCGGGTGTTCTAAAAGGCTTACCGAGTTTGACTGTTCGACCTTGATACTTTGCCATTGTTATTTTCTTCTTTTTTTTCTTAAATCTAAATCGTGTTTTCTTGAACCTCTTAGGAAACTATTTACTCTACCCATAGACCAAGCCGCCATAGGAACTCTCCGACTGCCAGCCGACAAAAAAGCCCCTTGGCCACGCCTGTACACTTTTGCTAGTGTTGCATAAGTATATCTTTTAGATGCTTTTGCCTTACGTCTTAGTGTTGCTTTTGTAGCCGCAGAGAGTGGTTTTCTAAATTTACTAGCCATTATGATTTAGTTCTACTCCTTAATAATCCTCTTGGTATAAAACCACCCGATTTGTAGATTGA